GTGTAGGAGTAGGGTCGCTTATTCAGAGAGCAACTCTTAAAATAGGCGGTAAAACTATATGCGAAGTAGAAGACTGGGCTCATTACAATTTCTACAAGCAATTATTTATGGATCAGCAAGTCGTTAAAGAAAGAGAGCAATATTTAAGCGGTCGTGCAATCTCTAATGGAGTCGTCTATGAGAATGACGGTAATGTATCTAAATTTATAGGTATGGATTTAGGTAGGGAAACGACAACAGGGGCAACTGAAGGGGATAATGATATGAATCTACAACACTTTCAAGAGCTCGCTCAGTCGCCAGTTTTCTCCCTTAAATTAGAAGACCTCGTGCCCTGCCTCCGTGGGGTACAACTCCCTCTCTTTATGCTTAAAGAGGAAGTCCAGCTCGAATTAACCCTATCAAGCACTATCGGAAAGCGTGCCTGTATGCCTTTCTCTCGCCTCGCTGATAAAAATACTGAAATTAAATTAAATCAGAATGAAGTCCGTCTTATCGCTGATTATACTTTTCTAGACGGCGATCAAATGGAAGCATATGCAAGAGCAAACTCTAATTATCAATATACTTTCTTAGAGCCTCGTCTTACTAAGACTACTCTCGCTAATGCTACAGCATGGGAAAATCAGATTAGAAATGTAGGAGGTGCAGGTCGCCGTGTTCCTAAAATGTTCGTCCTTCTTACTTCGGATAAAATGGGTAATAGTTCTACTGACGGCACTAAATCGCTCGCTCATAATCAACTTACTCTCCTTAATGATTACAGGGCTATCTCTCCTTATTCCGGTAATGAGGCAAATGGTATTTATTCTAAACTTACGGCGAATATTAAAAAGAATGACGCTTTTATTTTCCCTATTGATAGAAGTAATACTGCTCTTCATTATCACGGCGTCCAGCAATCAGAAGGAGCAGTCCCTCATATTACGAGAGATATGTACTGCCGGCAGGGTAATAGTCTAACTGAGTCTAAGTTTCAGACTTACGCTATAGATCAAGACGACGAGCTCTCCGGTCAGTTCTTCGTGCAGGCATATAGATTCCCTGACGGTCAGAGAGTAGATAGTAGAGGTTTAGAGCTTCATAATAAGTTTTCAGGATTAGATACTGACGAAGCCCCCTTTACTCAGAGAGCATATATCGAAATGGAGAAGAGAGTAATGATTCAGGACGGTTTTACTGATACTATGTATGAATAAACAATAATATATTTTATTTAAATTTTATTTTATTAGGTCTCAAAGTCCTCAAAGTCCTCAAAATTATTAAACGAAAAAGCAAATCTCAAAATTAAGAAATATGGATTATATAATCGCCGTATTTCAGATATTATTTTTTCGTAAAATAAAAAAAGGACTTTCAGGACTTTAGGACTTTTTCATTTTAGTTTATATTATTTAAATAAAATCTAAATAATAAATATAAATATGGATAAAGAAAAACTAACTGAAATTATTTCTAAATCTCGCCCTAATGCGAAAGAGTCTAGTATTAAAATGTATGTATCTAACCTTATTAAATTAATGAAACTATATGAAAAAGATAATTTAGATTTTTTAAAAAAACCGGAAGAAATAGAAGAGAAATTAAATACATTACATTATACAACTCGCCGGAATTATTTAAACTCTATTATAGTTTATTTAATAGCTGTAAAGGATAAAGACGATCCTATCATTAAAGAGTTTTCAGATATGAGAGATATACATAATAAAAAATATGAAGAAGAGAATGCGACCGGTATTATCTCAGATAAACAAAAAGAAAACTTCGTAGATATATCAGAGATTAATAGCATGATAAATCAAATGGGAGAAGAGATTAAAGATAAAAAATTAAAAAAGAAAGAAGACCTTACTGCAAAAGATAAGAATCTTATTCAGGTATATACCTTATTTAATATATATACAAGACTTCCTCTTCGTAATGACCTCGCCGGAATGGAGGTAATAAATAAGAGAGCATATAATAATTTATCAGCAGAAGAAAAGGAAGCTGAAAATTATTTAGTTATTAATAAAAATAATATGTTTATGGTATTAAATAAATATAAGACCTCTTCTAAATATGAAGAATTAAAGATAGATATTCCTAAGGATCTAGAGAAACTATTAAGACAGTATATTAGAATTAATGGTATGGGTGTATTATTTAAATCCTCAACAGGTAAGCCATTAACTAGAAACGCTTTATCTCAGGTATTACTTAAAGAAACTAAAAAGAGAATGGGAAAATCAATTAGTACGACTATGCTTAGAAAGATCTATTTATCTTCTAAGTATGCAGGCATGAAAGAGGAATTAGAAGCTGATAATAAAATAATGGGGCATAGTAAAGAGGTCGCCTTAGAAACATATATTAAGAAGCCTCAGAAGGAATCTGAGGAATAAGTTTAAAATCCGTAAAAATAAAATCTTAGTTTATTAATATAATGTGGAATCTTATGGAAGATTTAAAGTATGGAAAAATTAGAGAAAGATATGTTATTAAGTATTTAAATGAAAATATTTTTATAGAAGATAATTTACAATTATATCAAAATGAAAAGAAGCAGGTAGATTTTAGAAATAATGAAATAGTAGGAGAATTAAAAAGTAGGACTAATTCTCATACTTATTATGATACTACATTTTTCGGATATAATAAAATACAATATCTAAAAGAGATTAATGATAAAAGAGTATGGAAGTTTTATTTTTTATTTACTGACGGATTATATGTATGGACTTATAATGAGGATCAATATGAAATCAGAGATTACGAGCATAGAGAAAGAGGCTGGATAAGGCAAGTATATATCCCTATAAAATATTTAGAATGTTTAAGTCGTAAAATAAAAAATCATAAAGACATTAATCAAATGATATAATAAATTCTCCCTTCTTATAAATTAATCCGTAATAATTTTTTACTTTATGCTTCTTTTTTAATTCTATTTCTTTTTTAACTCTATTAGAAATGATAGGCTCTATCTTTTCTTTTAACTTAAGATCATTATTAAATAATCGAATAGCTCTTCTTACTGAAGGAATATCTCCATGAATAGTAATATCTCTTAACTGTAATTCTATTTCTTTAAAATCATTAAATATACTCATATCTACATTATATCCATTATTACAATATACTATAACTTCTTTACAGAATTTCATAATTTTATTTCTTTCTTTAATGGATAATAATTTATTAGGATTCTTATTAGTTAGAAAGATTTTTAATTCTTCTATATCTGAAATATGAAATAACTCATTTTCAGGAGGTACATATTCTAGACTGCATAACTCAGACCATAATTTCATAGATAAAGTAGATTTATCCATAGTATTAAAATTAGGAAGGTCAATATTAAAAGCTCTGATAATCTCAATCATATCGCCCTTAGAAAAAGTTTTATTAATCATTATATAATAATTAAAATATTTTAATTATTATAAATATACTCATGCTGACCGCTCCTGAATTATTGAAACTTATAAAGGCTCATAATATTCTATCTAAGATTACTATTCCTAAGAAAGCGATTAATAATGTAAATGAATTAATTAAATTAATAGAATCTAAGAATTATTCTGTAGATCATAATAAGAAATCTATTAAGCCTAAGGTACAGAGGGGAAAACAGATTACTCTTAAACAGGCTGAGGAGATTACTAAACCTAAGCCGAAGGAAGAAAAAACAGAAGCTCAAAAAGAAAAAGCAAAAGATAATCAGAAGAAAAAAATAATTAAATTTATATTAGAAAATAAAGAAATTTTAAATGATCCTGAAATAAAGAAACTTCATAAAGGATTAAAATAATTATTTCTTCTTAGAAAATTTCATGTATCCATTCAATTCATCATTTTCAATAATTCTTAATCTTAATAAAGCTGTAAGACAATTTAGAAAATATATATGATCTGATCTTCTTATAGCTAAATTCTTTTTCTTCCTACTATATATCTCATTACAGAAATGAAGATATCTTTTAATCTGTACTCTAATAGGAATCCCTTTACTTTTATAAATTAATTCTTCTCCCTGTTGTAAATATGCTTCAACAGTTTTCTTTTTATTAAGAGGATAGCTACTAATTAAAAGTCCTTTATAATAAAAGCATAAACTTCCATGAGATCCATTATATATCATTCTTTATTATTAAATATATATTATAATAATCCTTTAAATCTTAATTTATGACTAAAATATAATAAAAATATAGTATTAATCTAAGAAAATGCCCTTTTTAATACTTAAAGAAACATAAAATCCGGATTTTATTTATTTTTTAAGTGCTTTTTATACATAATATTAGTTTTTAACCCTATTTTATGTATTAAATATACATAATTTAAGATTAATTATCATTTTAAAGACATAAAACCATTCATAGAGGGATTAATTTCTAATT